AAGTAAAAAGAGTCTCTGGATAAGACTCTTTTACGTCAATGCCACCTTTGTATAAATATGCGGTAAATATAGCTATTGGTTCCCCAGTAGTTTCATCTTCACTTAATTTATAAGTGTGGTCATACACTAATATACTTTCGGCAGTTTTCTTTGCTTTAGTAGCCTTACCGTCGGCAACATCCGCTGTATCTTGAGCTACAACTGCTACTTTATTAGCATTTACAGCTCTATTATCAGCAATAATTGCTGTTGTATCATCCGTCGGAGGAGCTGAAAAGTTCCCCACAAGCCATCCGCGATGATTGCTTATTCGAACTTGAACCGTATCTCCTACCGTAGCCGCGATTGTTTTTTTAATTGGTGTTTCGCCTTCTCCGCCAGGAATCTTTACAAATACAGTGTTGCCTTCTACTCTGGAAACTACAGCTTCTGTGTCATAAGGTTTAGGTTTTCGGGCATCTGCCTCGTTAATATACTTGAGGATGCCCGTTGTTAAATTATGAATATCATTACTCATCGGGCAGTACCTCCTGAACTTCTTCTGATACTTTTGCGTTCTCAGATAATGATATGGTTTGTGAGGTTATTTCGTATATATCTTTCACATCCATCGATGGGTAGTTGATCCTGATGTTATCTCTCACATATAGATCTGGCTGAAAACGTCTGGTGTAGTTTATAGTAGTGGCGACTTTTTGGAGTTCTTTCATCCGACGATTAGCATATGTTGATAATGATTCGTCTTCTTTTAAAAACGCATTAGATTCCTCGCGCCATATTTCTCTTCCACGAGAAACCGTGGAATATTTACTGGTTGGGGAATCATCACGAACCACCACCGACAAACCACCGTAAACCACCCGAAGAACATTCGGACAATTATACCAATCATGGCTGATGCTTATCGATTGCTCTAAAATATCGTTACTTATGGAATCGAAAGTAGTTGAAATATCCGTGATTTTTGGTTTAGGACTTATAAGAATACTGCCGTCACCACGTATTTGCAATCGCCATTTCATAGAAGATAATATAGCATTCGCCATCGATAAATTATGCTCGCCTTCTTCAGCAAGAATCGCTTCCTTTAATGGCTCGTCAGTACCTTCGATATCGATTTTGGTTTTTGTGCACCTAAGAAGGTCTTTTACCAACGCGGCTCCATTAGTACCTGTAGGTGCATACCATCCTCTAGGCAGCAAAATATCCTGGGCAGGTTTAAGGACTGAGTAGCATTGCAGCCTATTGGATACAAGATTTCCACTTATACTTCTACCCGGCGATGTCGCATAACCGGTAAATAAAGGAGTATGACTAGCGTCTCCTGCTTGGGAAACGTCCAGCCATACTCGAATAAGTTGTTCGGCAGTTTCTTCGTAGTTGGCTACATCGATATCAGCGGCTTCCCTAAGGTCGGAATATGAATGAGTAATGGTTCCGCCAAGAATTTCGATCCTATCAATATCCCGCCAAGAAATAGGATCCACTATAGTCATATATATTATTGAACTATATCCTTTAGACCAGTCCATAATTATTCTCCTTCCTCCTCAGGAGTTTCCTCTGTATACCACTCTTCATAAGGAAGTCCGTCATAATCCTCGGAATCAACCCTTGTTATGCTTAATGAGAACTTGGATACTTTGTTAACCCAACGTTCTTCTCTATCTTCTGTTACTTGCACGTCCGCGGAAAAACTTGAACCATCAGGTGTCCGCACATGACAAATGCCAGAATATTCAGAAAGCCTTCGCATTTGCTTAATGTGGTCTGGATCCTCCAATATAACGGTTGTTGTCTTGGCACTGGTCTTTCGTGATACGCCGTGCTTCCAATCTCCAACCACAGAACCTCCGAGATACTTTGTCTCTGTAAAATCCTTTGTCCAGCTATGAGATAAGGAAATATCATACGGGAGTCTAATACTGTCAGTTTCGAAATCAATAATTATAGCAAAAACATCAAGCGTATCTCCGTCATCATTGGTATAATCAGTCCACGCAGGACGTTCTCCATCTTCAGTATTTGCAATATAATCTCCGTTTCGAGTTCTATAAACTATTCTATGACCGCCAAACTCTCCCAATGCAGGATACGGATCGACGTATAATGTTCCAAATTCTGCATTCGGAACTATGAGTTCGGGTTTATCAGAAGACAATCGATAAATATCACAAAAGTCTCCTTCTTCGTAACCGTCAGGTTGAATTGGTCTGATAAAAGTCACGGCATCTTCTATAGATGGCGTTATGACTGCTTCCGGCATCACAGCCTGATGATCCCAGGCCACAATAAACGGTAATTCATCAGAGTCAGTCTGCCCATGTGTATCTGTAACCGTTGCGATTATTTTGTAATCCGCCCCGTCATCGAGACTACCGATAAGGTCATTATACGTAATTCGAATAACTCCAGAGCCATCTTGATCGTCTTTCAAAGCGATAGTATCACCAACAAATCCGGTCACAACCTCATGCGCCTCATCTTGATCAGGACGAATCATTCGATAGTCTGAATTTCCAGAACGTTCTATGGCCACAGTTGTCGTACCGCCGTCTCCAGCCCCAGATACATGAACAGTTAGTGGCAGGTCAACCAGGTATAAACTCTCGAACTCCTTAACTTCTTTGTATACCAGATTTCCATCATCTAACGTCTCAGGCGTAGTGTCGATCGTGGCTGTGAGTTTTTCGGCTATAGTAATTGCAACCGGCTTGCTCCATTCTTCAGAAGTTTCTCCAGATGCTGAAGTTACTTTGATGCATAAAGAGTGAACTTCGCCGGCATGCCACCCCCAATCTTCGGGCTTGATAACCATCGACTGAGCGGTATTTGCAAATTTTGCATTTTCAATATCATAAGACACAGTACCAGTCTCGTCGTCAGTTATAGCCTCGCAAACGGTTGCATTACTCTGTGTAGTACCGTCTTTTGTTGAATAAATCCATGTAGCTGTTGCCGATCCGTCTTCCGCAATTACGGTAGGCATAACAACAAGATTCGGGATATCGGGAGCTGAGGCCAATTTAATTTCTTTCAGTTCGGAATACGTTCCATAAGCAATCCCACTATCTGAATATCTGATGAAGCGTAGTCTCACGTACCACGTTCCAACATTTAATCCAGTGATTTTCCACCTGCCAATATGGGTATTACTTACAATATATGTTGATGGCGGATTCGTAGATTCCCAGGCGTCTTTATTGTCGGCCCAACTTAACTCAACACTATCCGCATCTTTCCATGTCCAGTCCCAAGTGACTAATATAACGCCGTTTGACGGTGATGTTAGATCATGGATATTAGGCGGAAGCGGTATGGATCCGGTTGGATCCCACTTTATAGAATCGGACTGCATTCTGATATTATCAATTGCGTAGTCAGTTACGTCGTCTATGAATGCATCTATTGGTGAATAATTAGCAACAAAGGCTCTTACCCCAAACGATGGTGAAACACCAGTCGGCCATGTAGGCGCGATTACAGGTACCGTATCGCCAGCTCCTTGTTTGTTGTATGGTATTATGCCGATGCAACGTCCTTCTTCGTCTACGGATTCCCTATAATATACGGCAAGAAATGAATTAACAACTTCTGATGTACCCACACCATCTACTTCTACGATATTTGATCCCTCTGGAGGAGGGGTGATAAATACCCCAGCAGGAGCAGCGAGTCGTCCGACGGCTGGCAAAATCTCATTCTTATATAATATTCCGCCTATAGACGAACTATCTGACGTGTCCCAATCCACAAGCGCGGCTTGTCCTACGTATAGACTTCTTACCGGTGTAGACAAATATCGTAGTTCACCGGCAAGAATTGGCATACCGCGATTAGTTACTCCGTCGTATGTCGTGTTAACTCGTACAAATAACATCTCATCTGGATATAACATCCGGTCAATATAGAACATTATGCCGTTCTTCCCGGCAGTGTCCGTGTATTTAGAAGCGGCGACCCATTCACCTTCAGCGCCACTCGGATAACTTATATCCATAATCCTTGTATCGGTTTCCGTATCATCCGAATAGGATACACTAGGCGTCACAATAGCATACTCAACCGTGGACACATCTATAGGGTATGCCTTACTATTAGGGGCATCCCATTCAACTTTAACCTGAAGTCTTTTATAGTCTTGACCGTCCACTTTTTCAGTATATACCTGATATCCAGCTCTTAAATTATTTGTAAGGGATGGCTGCGTATAAGTATGCTTTTGCTCTACCCATTTTGAATAACCAGAAAGACCTCTTGCTCGAACACGTATCCATCTGGTATATGAATAATCTTGTCGCAAGGTGTCTATGCCGGTTTCACTGATAGCAACTTCCCAGGATGTTTCTCCCGGCGCAGATGTATCTTGTGCTTTTTTCGTAATGCTTGAGCCAGATTTGCCATTACGATATGTTGCAATATCGATTGTATCCCAGCTAGGTGTATCGGCATCGCGTACAAGTACAGATTGCCATTCGTAATCGTAAAACATCTGGCCGTCTTTCTCATAATTATCCAACGACCATGAAAATACTGTCGTATTCGACTCGACAAGTTCTTCCGAAATAATAGGTCTTGGCGGAGCATATAATGTGTAGACCTTTGTAGCCTCCTTAGACCAATCTGGGGTGATAGTCTTTTTCTTTTCCTTATATTTTTTTCTTTTTCCTTTAACAGTAGCTTTAAATGATACCAAAAAAGGACCATCAGCCTTCATAGGATAATAGTCCTTAAGGTTTACCGTTTTAGATTTAGAGGTAGCTGTATTTGAAACGCTTAAACTCTCTTTTTTTGTATATTTGATTTTTTTCTCTTTGCCTTTAGCAGAATTGGTACCGGTCGAGACCGACGATAATGTGCCTAATTGGCAATAGAGTTTTTGTCCAGCTTTATGGTCCGCATCAGCGATTTTCCAACTGATAACAAACTTAGACTGGCGAGTCTCTGTAAGAATAATATCCCCACGATTTATCTTGAGACCCGTAGGGGTTTTTGTCTTTGTAGCCATTATGTGGTCCTCGCGTTTAACCTAAAACTATCTATAACACTTTCTGCAAAGGCTGCCGGATCAGCAGTACCGTCGATGGTGTTATACACGTTGAGTGATCTTGAATTCATGGATTCCGTCATAGCCCCGAGATTTGAAGCGAGTTTATCTATCTTTCTGGTTAATTCAACATTCTGATCAACCATACCACTCACGTGCATATCTACCGTTGATGCAGTTTTAAATGAAGTATCGAATCCTATGCCAGACATAGATGTGGACAAATAATCAAGAGAACTATTTGTCGATTTGACTAGCATAGTTGCAATATTGTCTGCTTTTCGTTCGTACTCACCAGAAAGAGAGTCTACACCTCCGATAAGGCCCTTCATCAAATATGCACCTGTACGGAACAATCTCTTAGAAGGTGATTCAATCTCATTACGTTTTCTGATCGTATCATCAACTATGTCTGCGATCTTCTTTGCTGTCTTCTTAAGAGGACCGACGAGGTTTTCCATACCCCTATTCAATCCCCTCACTGCATCTTCGCCGTTGGACGTCTGGTCTTTTATTTTAAGATTCTTTTCAGCAGCTTCCGCAACCTTCTTAGCGGATTTTCCGGTTGGTTTTTCTCCGGATGCAATACTTTCTCTGTATTTATCAATGGCCGCCTTTGCACGATCTCCGAATCCTGGTATAAGTCCAGCAATTGCACTAAGAGCGGCTAGTATAACATCCATAAACGCAAGTGCTAATCTATCACCATTTTCTGATATAGCATCCGCCATAGATTCCAGAAAACTGATCATAAGATTAAATCCAGAGTCAACAATATCCGGTAGCCCTTCAGACAACGCATCGATAAAGTTTACAAGAATATCTATGGCTAGTGTTGTAATATCTCCAATCTTGCTACGTATTCCCTGTAGCAAAGCGACTAGTATGTTTACACCTGTAGTAGCAATTTTAGGAATTACTTCTTCTAGTCCGCTCAAAAGAGCGTCAATTACTTGAACAAATGACGTTTTTATGGCTTGTGCACTATCCCCGATGGTCTTGATAATCGATATTATTCCTTCGCCGATACCGTTCGCAATAATAGGAATTGCCTGTGCCATTGCTGTGGCACCTTCTATTATTGGTCCGGTAGCCATAGCAAAGGCTCCAACCAACAGTGTCATTCCTGCGCCAAGGCTAAGAACGCCTACTCCTAAAAGTGTCATAGCCGAAGCCAATAAAATCATCAATGGTATAACAGGCGCTAGTAACAGAGCGCCAACACCAAACACCGCAAGTGTTCCGGCCAAAGCAGTAAGTCCTGCGGCAACTCCCATAAAATTAAGCGAACTAAGAAGCGCTATTGCTGGTGCCATTATAGCCAAAGCTCCAGCAACCACTATCATAGCAGCTGCGCCAGGCAACGAATTCTGCATAGCAGCCATCGCAGCTCCCAATATTAGCAGGGAACCGAACATAACACTCAAACCCTGCCCAGCATTTGCATCTGAGCCCATTTGTGCAATGGCTCCTGCCATTATTTTGATTCCTATGGACATTACCAATAATGCCGCGGAAGCTTTCATAATGTTTCCAGATGTCGCCGCGATTTTAGCCATAATAGCAGTAAATCCTACTAATTCACCAAGGGCGACAGCCATACCTCCGAGACCTTTGGCTAATGTTCCGAAGTTCATGCCTCCAAGTTGAGCCAATGGCTTAGCAAGAAGTCCAACCGCAACTGCCATAACAACCATCGATGCGCCTGCCTTCATAAGACCTTTGGTTTCAATCTTTGTAAAGGCTTTTGCTGTTAGAGTAAAACCTGTAAGCATAGCAGCAACAGCGCCAAGACCTTTTAGCAACGAACCAATATCCATTCCGCCAAGCTCTTTTACTGGTTTGGCCAAAAGATTAATGGCTATGGCCATAAATATAAGGCCTTCACCGGTTTTCTTTAATGCTCTCGGTTTGATTTTTAACCTATCAAAAATCAAGCAAAATGCGGTCAATTCTCCGAGTAAAGCAGTAACCCCGAGTAACCCTTTTCCGAGATTCTCAACCTCACTCAGCGATTTAACTGCGCGAGAAAGAACCACAATGGCAACCGACATAGCTATTATACCCTTAGTACTAGCTCCTGTCATAAGATGGGAAGCTATTCCGAGTTCAACAAATAACCCGCCTATAGCACCAACTGCGGCTGCCAATTTTACAGGTTTAATATCCGCTAAGGTGGCGCATGACGCCGCCAATATTCCTATAGCTATGGCAATGGTCGCAAGCTGGCCGACCTTTAAAGATGACTGGAATTGGTTAAGGGTATCGCTCAATCCGTCGAGAGTACCTTCAATTTTTGATTTTAATCCGCCATTCTTCTCGCCATCTTTTCCAAATAAGCCTTCAAGTTTTTCCTTTACCGTATCTGCGACTTTGCCAATCTTTAAAGCTGCAGCCATAATACCGCCGCCAGCAAGTAATCCTCCAATTTTTCCAAAGTCAAGCTTGGATAATCCTGTTCCTATAAGCGAAAATAACTTTCCAACAGCAGGGCCAACTTTTGACAATATTGAACCAAGCTTCTCAATAGCTCCGCTTGCAAGATTGCCAACTTTCTCTGATGCAACATCGCTTGCCTCAGCTAAAGCTCCAAGCCAACTTGTAATCCCAGAGTTAGAATCTGTTGTGTGCGTAATACGTAAAATCGACGATGAGATATGCGCCAATACACCAAGAATAGCGTCCCCGATTGGAATCGCAATCTTACCAATATTAAGCGCTATTTTGGCCAAATTTGATATTATGCTAATGCCGCCTTTAAGTACCGAAAATACAAGTCTAAAAACAGTACGCAATCTAATAGCAGTCTTTTCACCAATGATCATATGACTCGTCAGTGCTCTGAATCTCGTACTGAAGTTTAAAAGCTGATCAACTGTTGTAGGCGGAAATACATTCCGAAAAGCCTCGTGAATCGGCTTAACAATCGCATTTACGGCCTTGTAGAGATTCTGAAAGCCGGTAATCATCGCATCTCTTCCGCGAGGACTATCATGCCACGCCTGAAGTAATGCGTTTCTTGCATCGGCGCTCTTACCTATGAATCCAGATATAACGGTATTCACGCCCGTCCAAAGCTCTTTGGCCTCTTCTAAGTTACCAAATATGTTTTCGAATGTCTGAGCCCATCCAGAGCCTATGGATTCTTTAACTGTGTCTATAAGCTGTGAGAATGTCTTGACATCCTGAGCTGCTGCAAATGCTTTCTTACCAATATCAGTTGACTCATCGGCATATTTGCCGAGGGTTTTTGTGAGGACATCCGTCGTCATCCATGCCGCAGACAAAGAATCATTAAAGTTCTTGGTTGCAGTTATAGAATCTTTATAGGCTCCGTTTGCGCCTTGGGTCAATACTTTGTATGTACCATCTGCCTGCTTCTCAAGAGTACCTTCTGCTACAGCTGTATCGATGAGTTGCTGCTTAAACTCTTTAGTTGCCATGTTAGCATTTTCAATCGACTTCCAGTCAATAAGCTTTACATAACCCGCAGAAAGTGCCTGAGCAAAGTTATACATTGCTCGAGATGCCTCCTGAGCATTTGCTCCAGATACTGCAGCTTCGTTCGAAATACCCTGAATAGCAGCAACTGCTGTGTTTAAATCTACTCCAGCATTAGTAAACTTACCGATACTCTGAGTCATATCTGAAAACGAATAAATAGTCTTGTCAGAATATGTATTCAGCTCATTCAACTTCTGGTTGACCGTCTCAATATCTGCACCAGTACTCGCCATAATTGTCTGAATCGAACCCATCTTAAGTTCGTATTCTCCAAAGCCAGCTTTAACCTGATCTATTGTCAAGCTCTTTGCCATCTGCTTACCCAGATTTACTGCTGAGTTTGTAAGATTGACAAGGGCTGTCATCCCGACTATTTCAAGCGCTGAAAATCTGCTCTTAACACCGTCGATAGCACCGCCAAGACCCGAAGCTGATTCGAACTTGTCGCCAGCACCCTTGAAACTGAGTTTTTCTTTTAACTTGTCAAGAACTGTCATTGTAGTATTGACGTTCTGCTCAAAGTCTTTGTTATCAAATCGCATCTCGACGACGCGGCGATCAATACTCTCACTCATATGTTTGTTATCTCCTTCCACGCCTCGTTAGCGATCTCATCAAATATAGGAGCCAGTGCAGGATTAATGTAATCTCTTCCTGCCACATAGCCCCCAGTTCCTATTCCATGTCCGTACTGCAGAATAACTGCAATGTTGACATTTTGATTTATGTTGTCGTTAGTCCAGTGAATTGACCATCCTGTGCCTTTATTCTCCAGTTCATAGCCCCAGCTTGAGGCAGTCCTTCCACTGTCGACCGGTGTTGCAGCAGCTAAAGCCTGAACACCCTTTGCTCCATACTTATTCAGGACGGATTCAATTCTTAGCTCCTTTGCTTTCTTAAGGAAGTCTTCTGTTTTCTTCCCTTCTTGCCTTGATGTTAAATGAAACATCTCAGTTATCCTTTCGTATGGAATCTCTTTCTGTTTGCTTCGTTTATTGCTTTGTGCTGAGCCGAGATTTCTCGTCTGGACATCTTCTTCGGTGGCTCGTTCTTCCTTGCGCAAACTTCCACAAGTGTAAGAAGCTTATTCAGATGCCACTTCTGACATTCAAAAGGTATGTTGAATGCTATCATCCAGTAATAGATAAGCTCAGCTGTAATAATTTCCTTCTTACCACCCCGTTTCTCGATTTTCTTAAAGGTAGTAGCGGTCATAGGTGCTTCAATGTAGGCCTGAATTTCTTCAATATTCTTCGGTGAAAGATGAAGGTAAGTCTCAGGCTTAACATTCTGTGTAAGGGTCATACATTTAATGTATTCGATTACTTCCAAAGCACTTTTCTCCGACGACAGGAACGGTTTCTCGAATTTTGACTCCCATTTTGAAATGGCGATAAGCGAGTGTTCCAAAGTCAGTTTCTGCTCTTTGTATGTCACAAATTGCATACGCTCCTCGTCGAAATATTCGGTTTCCGGGATGATAATGTCGATCATTACTTGTTAACCTTCATTTCTTTATTAGCTTCTTTCACCAGATTAGCCGGGATAATGCCATTCACGAATTCCGAAGCAGCAACGTCATTTGTTGCAAGTTCCATGTAAATATCGCTGAATGCCTGCGTATACTTGAAGCTATTCAGAACCTCTTCATTCTTGATAAAACCTCTGCCGTCAGGAGTCTTAACACCATACGACCTGATAAGGAGATCTTTGAAGATCTCCATGAGTTTCTTGTCGTCTCTGGAGTTGATGATTCTTGTAAGAACTCCCGAAAGACCACCATCAACAGACAGCTCCCACTCAGTGAGTTCCTGCTCTGTAAGATGGAAATAAAAATCTTCTGTTCTTTCGTTACCATCGAAATCGGTATAGGTTACAGTTTTCTTGATCATAAGTTGCTCCTTTCGTTCGTAAAAGAATAAGGGGTGTAGAAATTACACCCCTTTAAATTAGTTCTGCGGTGCTACATAACCGAGTGTGCTGAGAACAAGATCAGGAAGAGGAAGTGAAGGAGGAGTAGACGCCTGGCCTTCTCCATCCTTACCATACAGCATATCCTCAAGAGCCGTAAGCTTAGCCTTATCTGCCTGTTCAGAAAACTTAGTCGAATCGATTGTAATGATCGAAGTCGGCTTAAAACCTGATACAGCAACCGGAGTTGTGTTCATTTCCCAACTCATCTCTGCAGGTTCCGGGCTATCATTGATCGTACTGTAGCTTTTTCCGGAAGGAGTTACTTTGGCTCCATAAACGATATGAAGCTTGTAACCATACTCAATTCCCTCAGTATCGTTACCGATAGTAGTTCTGTAGCAAAGTCCGAAAGCCTTTCTTGCCTGCTGGCCAACTGCTACTCCGTCAACCGGAACAGCAGAACCGTCGCACTCTGCAAACTCATCAGGATATGTGTAAGCGCCAATAGTAGCTCCGAATTCCTCGGCTCCCTGAATATTCAGGTACTTAATGTCATCAGCATATATGGCATTGAAGTCTGCTCCAGATGGATTCTCCTCAATGCTTGTAACGCCATTCCATGCAACTCCCTTGTCGTAACTGTTGCCCGACATAGGATACAGAACAACGTTCTTAACGCCGGTTTCATAGAAATGTTCACCGGTCTTGTCCCATACAAGTCTTGCCATTAATTATTACCTCCTAGTAATAAACTGTATAAACGTCATGGTAGAGATTGTCGCTGACAAATCTCCTATCAAAAGAGCACATCGGGAAAGTACTGAACATGTCATCTGAATAGTTTTCATCCGGATCTTTATGGATGAACGTGACAATGTATCGCTCTTCCTTAACGTACTTCTTATTATTAGCCGGTCTTGTGTAAAGACCGTCCAGATTGTAGACTATGGCCGGATAGACCATCTTAATTGTCGGAGGCGGCTGGAAGTAAACGTGATTACTTCCGAACAAAGCTAAAAGCTTCTCATGAAGCTGAATCCTCGTTCCCATTGTAAAGCCCTCCTATACTAAGAATTAGTCTCGGGTGCTGGATTTCGACATCTGAGATCTTCCACTTTGCACCCATGTACTTTAAATATTTCATGCCATAGATGTGATTGTATGCGTATTTGTCAGCGACGATGCTGAACTGATTGCTAATAGTGATGTCATCGTTGACTTTTTCTCCGGATTCATTCCGTTTGGAGCTCCTGAGAACATCGCCACTATAACTTCGTTCAGTCACCGTCGGCTCAAATACCCCAGGCTTCGTTTCCTGGGTTTCTTCAAATCCAATAACTCCAAAAAACTTAGCCATAAATTACTCCCATTTTGAAATTAAGTTGTAGGTTCTTCAACCGGGGTCACATCTCCCCAAACAGCATAAAGTATTTCGTCCTTTATCGGGGTGAATGGTGATGCGACGGTAGCCGACTGAGCAGAAGAAGATTCAGCCCATCCGACAAATTCCTTGCCTTCTGGCGCAGTAAGAGTGCTTCCATCATTAAGCGTTATAGAATCGCCGGCATTTACTTCGACTGCGTCAATGCTTCCGGTTCCACCATTTGCATTATATGTCACAGTCCATGTACCATCCTCCGGGAACCCTTTTGCGAGTGCAATATTATGTAACTGCTCGGCTACGGTTTTTCCACTCCCAGTCCCACCAATAGCTACAGCAATTTCTCCAATGAGACCGGGAATGGTATTCTTAGTTGGAGTACTACCACAAGCTATAACAACCTTTCTAAGTTCACCTTTAACAGACATACACTACCTCCTTAATTAAGCAACAGGCTCTTCGATTGCAATTGCAGAGTAAACTCTTGTAAGAGCTCCGGAGCATCTTGTCTCAAGCAGAGACTTCATCAGGTTGAAGTCGATGTCGAAATCTGTGAAATGTGTAATCTCGCCGCCCTTTGTAGCGCCAAGGCTATAGTCAGCGAGGTTTACGCACAGACCGAGGAGTTTGTGCTTATTGTTATCATCGTCTACTCTCGGAGTAAGATCAGCGAACTGCTCAGCTGTGATGATCGAACCTACGTTGAGTGCTGAAGCAAGCTCAGCTTTGGAGCTGAAGATTCTGTGGCCGTTTCTGTCTCTTGCGAGCAGCATTACATTCAGCATATGCGGAGTCATGTAGAAGTCCGGAGTTCCTGTGCCCTTGAACTTCTCTCTCGCATACAGGACCTTCTCGATCAGAGCCTCAGCGTATACGAAGTTATCACCGAAGAAGCTTCCGGTCTCAGAACCCTGCAGAGTCTCTCTCATTGCCTCAACGTCAAGATCGTAGTGCAGTGTGAACAGTTCATCATCTGTCCAGATAGGTCTGATATGCTCTGGGAAGATCTTGTCCTCGGACTCGTCTGATCTTCTGTCTCCTACCATGATAGCCATAGCAAGCTCTTCATTCAGGTTCATTCTGTCGATGTTGTAGAGGTACTGAACATAGTCGAAATCTGTAATGTCAACTACGTCATCTCTATGGAGCTGGCTCTTGACATATACTGTCTGAGGGTCAGTTGTTCTTCTTACGAGCTGGAAGTTACCTGTGATGCCCTTCTGGTTACCCTTCTTGTAACCCTTTGCTCTCAGAGCATCGATGTTACGAATATCAACCTGGGAAGTTCTGATTCTGCTGATAGGGCTCTTGTGAACCTTACCAAGAACTGTTCCTACCCAACCCTGGTCATTTGTGATAAGCTCCGGGGCACCAGGTCTTACATCCTTGTACTCTGGGAACAGAGCGTCAACGGTGAGTCCTGTTACACCAGAAGCAGGCTGTACGAAACCGCTAACGGAAACGCCATCGTGCTGCAGTGTATCAGCGTCGAATCCGTTGTTAGCAGCGTAAGTATTAAGAGCCGACTGGAATGTCATGCCAGGCTGCTTAGCCATGCTCAGAATCTCAGCCTGATCAGCATGAGTCAGCACATCATCTCTTTCGTAATCGTTGTCAAACACATTGTGCTTCATATCTTCTTCCTCTTCTCCTTCATCGTTTACATCTACGCCAGCATCCTCGAGAGCCTGGCCGATCATGAAATAACATACGTTCTTCTGCTCTTCGGACATGCTGTCAAACACGTCCTGAACAGTCTTTTCTCCACCATTGGTGTTCTTTGCTTCGTCTGCCATGTTTTCGTCCTTTTCTTCTTTATCTTTGTGTTCTAACTCTTCTTCTGAATGCTCTTCCGGCATTTCTTCTGGCTCATTGTCTTCGGAATGAGCAATAAAAATGCCCTCATCTGTGTAGATGTAGGCTTCAGTTTCTTCATCATCGCTATGCTCGATTGATGGGTAATCTATAAGTGCCCCCGGATTAGCTCCGGAAAGCACGAGGCTGACCTCTCGAATCACACCGTGGAGAACATCTCCACCTTTCTGTTTAAGCTTGTTAGCGTAGATTGAAAGGTTTGTAATGTCGCCATGTTCTACAAGTGCCTTGGCTGTTTTCCCTTTTGGAGTATCATTGAATGTACAATACGTTCTAACTCCTTCCGGTTCGTTCTTAAGCAGTGCATGACCAAGGACATTGTCTGGGTCGTTATGGATGTGGCTCCATACAAGCGGCACTACCAAGCCGTCACAGTCTTTGAAGGCATCTCTTCGAATGGTTCTCCCGTCAGAGCACAGCAGATCGTTTTTAGTAGCCCAGCCACTAAAATCATAATTTGCTACCATTTTGATTTTTTACCTCCTAGTTCATGATCTCACTAATTGGAATTGAGCCCGGATCTTCTTCCCCAATCGGTTCTTCCGCAGAAGCCTCCTCCGTTGGCATCTCACCCTCCATCGGCGCCTCTTCTGGCGGCATCGCGGACGATTCACTGTACAGGTTGCTGTTATTTAGTTCATCTGCCTTTGGGTCGTCTGATGGCTTCATACCAATAACCTGACGGATTTCGTTGGATGTCATGATCTCATTCCTTGTAAACTTGTCTGCGATTTCGGCCATATCGTTGACCGGAACAAGACGGAACGGATCTCTGTAGAATTCAATGGACTGACCCTGCGATCTTGCAGTTTTAGTGAGAAATTTCCTTTTGAACTCAAGTGAAATTGCGGATAAGATTGGTTCGATGGTGCGATTGTAATAATTCAGCATCGTCTTTTCGTCGGCGGTTCCTTTAAGAACTTCGTCTGTGATGCCAAGCTGGCCATAGACCATATTGGTAAGATACTCAACCTGTTTGAGCAGATTGTTTTCTACAGGACGATTAAGCTGAGTTATTCGTTCTGTACCATCTGTATAAGCTATACCGTACTTGGAACCGGTGAGCTGTGTTTCTATCTGTTTCCTGCGCTCTTCAGCCTGGTCCTTTCTGGTCTGGCTTTTTACTACGTAAGGGAGCTGAATAATAAGATCAAGCTTCCCGGAACTACTCTGCTCATCAACGACATCCAGTAAAGCAAGCTTACGGATAAGTCTCTGAAGAGTCGAGTTTGGTTCATTCATTACTGAATAGAGAGGATTCTCTATGATGGCAACCATCTTCTTAGGAAGTGTTACCTCCTGGTGCTTGCCATTTTGATCATTGTAAAGATCTACTTTCACATGCTGCGGATACCACTGAACAATCTTTCCAACACGCATAGTATTGATCTGATAAGAATCGCTACGGCGTGGATCAATAGAAGTTTCGACTGGTACTACGCAAATTGACCCTTCTTCAAGAAGAGACTGCACAACATCCTGCAGAAAATCTCTGCTTGTCTGGTCAATGTTAGCCTCAAGCGTAAGAATGTTATTAAGACCGGACTTCATGTCCTGAAGATACCGACCCTCTTCATCCATCTTAACGTGCTTGATATCAATCGCCGCAGCATCAATAGCTATGCGAGTGATAATCGAGGCAACTACCGAACGCTCACCACCTCTGTAGTGATAAAGTCTATCCGGTCTATAAGAAAAACCTCCGTATACAGTTGGCTGTATAGGAGGAGTCGGGTCTCTGCTTGTGAAAGCATTCCAGGCATGTTTTAGCCTATCTGAAAATTTATAGTCTGGCATTGAACACTCCTTATTTTCCGGTATTCATACGACCCGGTATTCTCGTTTTGCCGCGATTTATATCATCAACGGTTAAGTTGTATTTTTTCTTAATGTAATCGCGAGCATGTTTGGACGATTGGTCTTGTATCGAGTCAACTAGTTTGTAGTAATTATCGCCCTTGGCTTTTTCTAAAGCCTTGCCATTTTTTACATATAATTCTTTTTCCTTAGAGGCGTATGCTTTCTTGTAGTCTTTTGTTGCTGCGTTCTTAGTTTTACGGCTAACATTACTGGTTGTTTTCCTTCGTCTATAGTCTTCTCTAAGTAATCCCTGTTCGGCTAACGCCTGTGCTTTACCTTGTGTGTCAAGATATTTTGAGTTCTTTATCGCATGGGTGGCGTATTTCGATCTGCCAAGCGCTTGCATTGCTTTCTGATACCTATTAGAAGGTTTTCCAACTTTTCCAGACTGCAAGTCTTTAGATGTTTTTCTGTAATAATCAGCATTATTGGCATGCGTCTGAGCAACTTTCTTGAGGCCTACTTTAGACGCAACTGCCGATTTCTTTCGCTCGACAGATTCATTAATCTTGTAGGATTTACCGACTACCTTCGCTCCTAATTTCGACGCTTTTCCTTTAAGACTTTCTTTATAAGATGTTTTCGAATTGACCGCCGACTTTGCTTTCACCACTTTAGCTCCGCGAGCACTCTTGGCCTTAGACGCCTTGGCGGCATCTGCCGCGGCAGCTTTTTTAAGCTGTTGATTTCTAGCGGCCGCATTCATACTAGCAAGAGTCTTGTTTCGATTATTCTTACTGTAAAATCGCTGATTAATTCCATACACCCCGGCAAGAACTCGGTGTCCTGTTCCGGCAAGAGAAGTCGGACTCTTACGATGCCCCCATCTCATGCCTGGAACTCCATAATGATAGAGTTCGTCTGATCGTATTATTCTGTATTCCATAATTATCACCAAAGTTTTGTATCACCAGGGGCTCTCTCAATCGGATTAGTTGTCATCAAAAGAGAACCGTCGCCATAGTGAATGGCGTCATGAGTCTCTTTAGACACGCAAACTAAATATTCCGCGTTAAGAAGATACTCCGTGGCATCCTTAATATCTTCTAAACTGATAGGATTCATATGATGAACGTAAACTCGTCCATAAATTTGCCTATCAAAAATAGCCAGATCACATCCTTGATCCCTTGCTATTACATAATTTCGTATTTGTTTCCACTCGGTTGACCGATAAAACTTCTGGTTGAAATATCGATCAAAGCCGAATGTTTCTTTGCCTACTTTTCCATCGAGTTTAAGATACTGAAATCTTTCTTCGAAAGTTGGCAATGTCAGAAGATGCTGGTATGTTCTCAGAGTATCCATTACTTACGCTTTGCCGCTTCTTTTCTATCCTTATATTCGGTAGAACCGACGGATTTAATAGTGGATGTCCCTGTCCATTTTGATGTATTAAAGTTACGCATATCTCTCTGATCTCTGTATGCCTTGACACCATAGCCAGCAGTAGCGGCATAATAACCAACAGCGCCTATAGTGTTAAGCATTTTAGCTGCTTTATAATGTCCAGGCCTAAGTACTCCGGCGTTATTCAAATCTTCAATACGCTGATTCAGATGCTTATTCAGTGCGTTATATCCTTTCGTCGCGCCGATTGAGAGAATAAGAGCAGTTCTTTTACTCCCGGATATAGTCTTTCCTTTTGCGGCAAGCTTAGCACCTCTATCAATAGACGCAACATTTCTTTCGTTTCTTTTAGCAGATCTTACTCGCCCCTGTAATTCGGCGATTCTGAAATCGTTATTCGGTTTGTTTTTATTTGCTTTAGCTACATCTAAACGACGCTTAGCCTCACCGGTTCTTATTTTAGCAACATTCCTCCTCGAGGTATCATTAACATCAAGATCAAGAGCATAACGCTTCCTGCCAGCTTTTGTATATGAGCCATCTTCGTTCTGATACCGACGAATACCCCACTTCATGCCTTTGACGCCGTGGTGGTAGAGTTCGTCTGGGTATACAAGCCTATAATTCATTTTTCTATCATCCTTTCTGTTTAAACCTATAATTTGTTCCTATATCAAACATAGCAGAAGCTAGTTCTTTTTTCGGGAATTTGCCGCTAACCGCTCTCCCTGATAGTTCGGCGGCTTTCGCCATAGATTTGTTAGAAATGTCAGATAATCGCTTATACTCACCGAAGTAATGATTGGCATATACCTCAGACTTACTACTCTTGTATTTGTCAAGAGCATCAGACGCCATTTTGGAATACTGTTCCGCAGTATAACCACTTAGCTTCGCCTTACGCATATACTTTTTGCCTAAATCTGACACGGCTTTCTGATGTATGCGTTGAACTTTATACCCGCCATAAACAACTAAAGACGCTCCGACTACGGAAGCTCCTATAATAGCCACTTTTCTTGCTCTAGACTGACGATGTCCAGCCTCACGCTCTTTTCTAACACCCCACTTCATGCCTTTGACGCCGTAATGATAAAGTTCATCTAAGCGAATAACTCTGTAATACATTTTCAATCTCCACGAAAAAATAAGAAGCGATGTACATCACACCGCTTCTCGTTAGTTATTTTAAAACTCTCATCTCTTCAAGAATATCTGGTAATTTCTCGCCAGCGTCTCTACGTTTATCAATCATAAGCCATTCCTTATTTGTAAGCTCCCTTTTGAGATAGTAGTAATGTCCCTTTGACGGATCATAGCAACGCATCTTCAGCTGAGTAGCTTCTCTATTGTTTCTGAAGTCTTTAATCGCTGCTTTTCCAAAATACTGCGCAACTGCGACTCCGGTACTTGCAATAGCAAGAGCTTTCTCAGGATTCTGCTTTGCCCATGTTTCCGCTTTATGAATAGTACCACGTACTCTCCATTTAGCCTGGTCAAGTTTAGTTCTGATTTCATCCTTATTAATCGCTTTCATGTCTCTTTCCTTTCTCCTATGATAGAAATAATTGTTCTATTATAGGAGTTGCGCATGTTGCGATAGGTGCGAATCATACTAATAGTAATAATAGTCAGTCCTGGTCACAGAATATGTGCCATCAGGGTTCATCTTTCGAATCCTTTCCTAGCATTCTGTATTTCACTAACTTTAATATCTTTTAGCGATCCAAAAATTATGACCGGAGAAATGGCTCCAGATTGAGTCTGATCGTTCATGTCTCTTATTGCGTCATATCCGGACTTCTGTAATTCGTTATAAAAACTACTAAACAACTTTTTGTCCCGAACATCTGGAGAGTTAAGATTCCTATTAAACGAGTAGTAAGATTGCTTTCCAAACCGAGCTTTAGCTTCAGGATTATTAATAAGCCATTGTTTATATACTTTCTCAGCGTTCTTTTTGCCTGCTATTTTTAAATCAGTTGCCGATTTTACTGACATTTTTGTTGTCCAGTTAGAGCCAAAAAAATCATTCCTAGCGTATAACTTGTTGTCTTTTCGCAAATAACTAGCATAAAACGGTTTATCGAGGATTTCATTAGTAACCCGGCTCATATGCTGTATGTTAATACCACTTTTTATCGTTTTATCGAAATTCATATTTCCATAACGATGCAATGTGTATGCGGCCGCAGCTGTTCCAGCGACAACAACTGTGGCTATAGCAACTTTTTTAACAGTATTCTTGCGATTTTGTCTATTAACTGTATCTTTTGCTTCATTCACGCGAGGACCCGACTGAGCAGAGAATCTACTACGCCTTCGGCCGATGGCTTCGTATTGCTTTCTAACACCCCACTTCATGCCTTTAACGCCGTAATGAATTAAATAATCTCCCATTTTGAATTTATTCAAAGGCTTCCTTGTTCGCCTTATATGCAATGTAAGCATCCATCATAGCAGCAACGTTATCAATCTTAGCATCGCGTCTTTTCTTAAGAAGCTTACGGTTTCCATTGTTGTCTTCAACTGTTATACAGTTTCCCATAGCGAACATCATAAGTTGCTCATCGAAGAGAAGCATTCTTTCTTCGGCAAGTTTCTTGAGTTCGCCAAGTGGAACTGACTCGGTCTTAGAACCTTGTGGAACTTTTACAATTCCAAACGGGCCGTTCTCGCGTTCCCATCTTTCCACAAATTCCTTTGCGTTATACGGATCGAAACCGAAACAGCGAACATCGTAGTCGCAATCTATAATGTGCTTGTCAAGGTCTTCATAAACTTCCATCATGTCAAGTACTGTTCCATCAAGAACGACAAGACTTCCTTCGTTGAGGAACTCTTCATACTTAAGTCGTGTGGCGCCAGGAAGTTTCATCATCGTAAGAGATGTAATGTAACTTCTAGTCTTTACGCCATACTTACCATTTCCTAAAGGAAACAAGAACGTAAATGCGCAGAAGTCATCTCCCTGGGAAAGGTCCGCGCCAAGCGCACAAGGCATAGACCAATAACTTCTTCTTCTGTGCGGGAGTGTTTCCTCGTATGTAAAGAAGAATGTATAGCCTTCCATAGGAATGCCAAATCTCTTAGCAAGAATATCATTTCTTGCTGAAGGCGCATGCTCAGCTCTTTCGACGTCTAACAAATATGTCTCATAACTTACTGTCTTTCCAAGATTAGGATTAGCCTTAAGCCAAATGGATGGATCAGTCTTACCTGCTTCTACTTCTGAAATATCGTCTAGTCTGTAATACCAAATGGAAACATGAGGGTTGTAGTACTCACCATTAAGAATATCCTCGATCTCCATTTTGATAGTATCCCCTATACCATTTCTTACAGTACCTTCGGAACTTGTAAGAATAATGAGATACTCGTCATTCTTCGATGCACCCTGCTCAATAGCACCGATTACATCCTCTCTAACATCGCCAGAAAGCCATTCGTCGATCGTTGCTATCTTGTCTTTGTATCCCTGATTCTTATCAAGACTCATCGGCCTTATAACAAGACTGGAATTTGTAAGGAAGTTTTCAATTCCTTTCTTAGTTGATGCAAGCTTAACTCTATTGGCTTTGCTGCCAGTCGTATTGTGAATGTTTCCTTCTGTAAGAAATTGGAATAACGGTCCTCTCGACCTTATGATTGCAGTACGTATAGGAGATAGTACCGTTTCAGATTGGGCCATTGTAGGAGACGTTGTCATCTGCTCTGTTGTAGAGCCGTCACACGTTAAGAAGTAGGCATGGATCGCAGAGTCATACATAGACTTAGCTGCACCACGGGCTATTATAAGATACTGTTTCTGAGTGAGACGTTTCTTGATTCTTTTTCGAACATACCTACCGGGCTTTCCGTCTTCTCCTGGCTCATAGACACTTCTTTCTACAAAGTAGTACCAGCAGAAAATCTCCTCAGCCCAAAGCTTAAACGAATCGAGCAGGACCATATCAGAACCATCAGTCAGTGTAAGTTCGTTATTACAAAAAGCGACAAAACCATCCATAGCTTTGTCGTCATAGTAAATTCCGGGATTTCTTATAAGAGCGTCTATTCGATTCATCTCTTTTGAGATCCACTTATTAACAGGAATCTCGCCCCTCATTACGGCTTCCCGAAACTGGCCATAATAGTAAGGGGTCGCCGTATTAGATAGGGACATAAATTTTACTCCATTTTGAATTCTTAGAAGATGTAACGACAGCCGGCCATAGGATTAAAACTCCAACCAGGAGTTGAGCTCATTTTTAGTGTAGTACTGTAACTTTTAATCCGTCCTTTATCGTCATGAGTAATGGTAGATTCTTTATCCAACCACCCAAGCTCGTCCAATGCTTCTTTGGTCGTCATTCCAGGATGGTTGATTTTGTATTGTTTGAGTGCTCTTAAGTCATCAGTGTCGAGATGCCTATTTGCCGAGAACTTCTCTTGCCCGCCAGGGGCTGTAAACACAGTTTTTGGCTTGCCCGATGAATCAGTCTTAGAGCTAGAACTATTTGTGCTTTCTCCTGACGACGAAGCCCCTCCTCGTGCGAGTGTATTCAAAGACTCGCCAATTGCAGATCCTTTCTTAGCATAACCTAAAGCTTTGTCTACTGTGTCTCCTTCCGGTTTGTTCTTAAGATCTTTTATCTGCTTACGTAATACACCAGCAGTCGAAGCAATTGCACCAATACCGCTTGCAGTCTTTCTGAAGTTATCCGAACCAACAAATTTGAGCGCTTTCTTTCCTCCTTCAAGACCAGCCTTACCGGCGGCTTTAGCAATCTTAAATTCTGAGGAGTTAGTAATCGCCTTAATTGCCGATGCTTTGACTGTTCCTTTTGCAGCAAGAACATTCGACAACACTTTCTTGCCAGCGTTTATAGCTTCAGGATTGTTAAGTACTTTATGCCCCGCATACATAGCGCCAACCGCTAATGCTATCTTAGCGGCTTTCGCTGCTTTCCTCTGAAATTCAGGGTCATTAAGCTTTGTTTTTGCTCTTGATCCTATACTAGGTTTATGACCAAGTTGAGCTGGGGTTCTACGCACACCCCACTTCATGCCTTTTATACCATGGTGCATGAGATAATAATTCTGGGCCATAACTGTCACTCCTTCGTATTAGACTCGACCCATACATTGATAAGCCATTCTAGCTTATCTATTTCGCTCTTATATGCCTCAGCGGCAATTGAGCTAGTAGGAGGGTCAAAACCCATCTTAACTTTGTAATAAATAAATGTTTTACACATATCGATGACTTCTTCGTCCGAACCGAATAGGTCTCCCCATGTCTCTGCATCGGACGTCACTCGAAAACCTTTGGCTCCAGTAACACCGAGCTGAAATAACCGATTTATTGCGGCGTTGATGTGTATCACAATATCAGGGTCGAAATGAGTATAGTCATCTTCCGGCCCTATCAGTTTACGGATACTTTTCAGTATGCTTTCCTCGTTGATTGTACTCATTCCAACTCCTCAAACTCTTCTAATGTTTCGCTATGACCACTATACGTTGCAAAAGCCTTGATGGCCTTCTCATACAACTCTTCAGAGCGCTTTGAAGATTCCAACACTTCAATCTTTGCGTGTAATGCATCGATCTCGGTCTGCAACTTCTGTCTTTCAAGCTCTGCTTTTGGGGAACCGTACTTCATTAGAGTTGTTGTCTCTTGTGAAGTCGCTGTTCCTTCATCTAAACGCCGCTCAACCAGATCAAAAGCCTTGGCAACGAGTTGATTTAACCTTGCCTCGGGAGATTCGGCTGGCTTTGGCTTATACTTTCGATCGGTTGGGGTAGGCTTCTTCCTACTTCCCATTGACTTATCTCTCCTTTGCGCTAAGAAAATATAACTTTCTCTATACTTTTTGTGGGGCGCCAAGAATGTTCTATGCGGGTATAACCAGAAAGGAGCGAGAAATGATTGCGCAAATGCTTAGCACCCCGCAAAGAGCATAGAACAAAAATATAAAAATTTCCTCTGGGGAAATTTTAAAGACCGACGCGATTCCAGAGGGGGTGCAAATCTATATACCCCCCCTCCCGTGTCTATTTTTATTTTATTTTTGCTATATTTATAAAGATAATCCATACAATCTAATATGAAACTAGCATCGTCAGGCATAAATTGGAACTTTTTTATAAAAATTTGGCCCATTAAGCCTAATAATATCGTCCATGGCCCGGGTGGTTTCAAGTTGAACTTCATAACCAGTAAGTTCTGGCGCTAGATGTGTTACTCTACCTAGGTATGCATTAGTAAAGTACCCCAGCACTTGCTCGTCATAAAATAACCACTCATCATACTGAGTGGTAGGATCGAAAGGATTATCAGTCGTCGTTAACATATAGCCAACTATTTTTTTAGCCATAGTATACATCCTTTCTTACGATAAAGAAACAAAGTTTATAGTGCCCTATTGAGTGTTGATACTGATACACCTAGCGCTTCCGCGGCTTCTGCCTGTGTGTATCCCATATTTATCATAGCTTTAGCCCTAGCTACGGCTCCTGAAGAAATAGATTGTCTGTTCTTAGGCATAGCTCGTTCCTTAAGCTTCTCTTCATCTGTGTTGGCCAATATCTGAGTTAGCTTGTTGTTAGAGATAGCACCAGCTTGGATTGCTTTCCATTCCTTGTCAGTAATCTCTATGTTTCTCTTATCACGACGTAGTGTTCCGGTACGGGCACGGGCCTCAGAAATAGCCTGAGCCCTTTTCTTTTTTAAATCATCTTTAGAAATATCGGGATTGGCTCGTTTCACTTTCTCAATATATGAATTTGCTAATAGTTGCGCTTGCCTTTCCTTTGGCGCGTTTTGTAATGCGTTATTTAATTTTTCATTCAGTGATTTTACTTCAGCAGCATATGTTTCCTTAGCGGATTTATTTACTTTCGTTGGCGGCGTTGCTAAATATTCTTTTCGAGCTTCATTAGCTAACATTTTCATTTTATTAGCATAATCGGCATAGTATTTTTCTATACGAGTTCCAGATGACAGGGAATATGCATCCTTGCCTTCATCAAAAGCTACTGTCATTTTGTTGGAGATTTCCTCACGCAGTTTAGTCTTAACTTTATCACTAGGAACCTGTGTCTTTTCACCAGTTTTTTTATCTTTATAATAATAATCTCCATTTTTATCTTTAAATACGGACTTTCCTTTGTACTCGTAAATAACGTCACCGGTTTCCCTATATTTTTTCTTACCAGTTTGAGGGTCGATGTCTATTTCTGGTCGAAAATCCTTTCTAACTGGAACTCTAGCGTCAGAATTGGCTTTAGAAATAAGGGTTGATGCTCCTCGACGAGCGCCTCCTTGATATTTTTCCTTAAGAGCAGCAATACGATTATCCTCGTATGATTGCCGCCAATTTAAATTATGCTTTTCGGCATCAATAACAACTTGTGCGTGACGAGTGGCCGCTGCAATTTCATCTAAAGGCGCGCCCTTTATTGTCATGTCAGTCACAAGATTTGAAATTTTACCCATCTCGGTTTGCTTATGAAATCCTGTTTTTGGACCAACTTCTGGCATCCCCGGATATGCGCGATATCTTTCTTTTGGATCGAAGTTCTCAAGACCCTTTAGCGGAGATGTAGTTTTTATATTCTGCCCTTTTGTAGGAATAACGACAACTGTATCACCATCGAAATCTGCGCCAGACAGTCGATCGGCTACTTTTGAATTTATCCCTATAGCATTTTTTGGTGTACCGAGCAGTCGTTTTCCTTCTGGATTATTGTTATTTACGGTTAACCGTGGAATTTCGAAAGTACCTTGATGCGGATATCTAATAAGGACTACCTCTTCTCCGGTGTTATAATTCGGAGCATATACTTCGTTGTCCTTTAAAGTGGTTAACGGCAAAATAACGTGTGTTTGCTGTCTTGGCAGTGCGGCCGCTTTCAGATGAACCGCATCTGAATCACATTCGTCAGCGAAAGATAATAATAGTTTTCGTTTAATAGCCGGATTTGTATATTCGCAAAGTGTTTCAAACTCCTGTTTCTTATAATTATAAGCCAAACCTAACTGCCGCTTCGCCAATGATGGATCCTGCTTAGATAACATTTGAGAAGATAAATTTTTTGACCACTTCCCCCAATCAGTGTCATCGTTAACTATATTTATAGGTGACTGATGCTTAACGCCATTGGAATCACTATATTCAAATTGTCTAATGGTAGATCCAAAAGGATTGTCAGGATCATCTTTAATTGGTTTTAAAACAGAATTCTGTTTATCTCCAAGCATTGGAGTTCCTTCATGCTTATTGGTGTTAAACCGAATATCGATTCCAGGAGGAAGCTGATCATTGTACATAGCCATCCCTTTTAGATAATGCGTTCCATCAACAGCTATACGTACCTGAGCATATGATGATTGGCCAAGAGATAAATCGGATACACCCGGACGAATTTCAATGACACCATCTTTGTCTCGTCCGCCGTTTTCGTAATATGCTATTCCAATTCTACTGGAATCTATATTTACCGGGGGCTTTATATTATTCCATGTTCTGCCACCGTCTTCTGAATATGTTCCCATAGGAGACATGACTTTGTCACGATTCTGATATATTTCTTGAAACGGAACATCTTCTTTTGTAAGAACTTTAACCGACGTTCCATGTCCAGGGTTAGTCGCTTGCTCAACCTTTAAATATGACACTTTGTATCCTTGTTCTTCGAGCATGGCTACTGCGGTTTTCAATTGTGTTTCAGAAATACCAAGTTGCTTATCCACTCCCTTACCAACGTCTAAATATGGCTTCCCATTTTCAATTTGTTCTTTGAGAATATTAGCAGTCGCCTCATAGCGATTAGTTCTCTCTTGAAGAAGAGGATTTAACCGATTTCTGACAGTAGACTCTGGCATATTCATAAGTCTACCTATTTGTACATTGGAATATCCTTTATCGTGGAGCTCCATGCATTTAGTCTGTTCCCAAGCGGTTCGTTCGGATAATTCAATAGCTTTAACAGCTCTAAGTTTTGTCGTAGACATGCCCAATTCTGCGGCGATCTGTGACTCTGTCATACCAGCAGTTTTAAGCTCTTCGATTCTTCCTAAATATGTTCCGCTATGCTGATATGGATCTTCACCTGACCCCCAGGGATATCTTCCAGAATGCCTTGGCGTTCCGTAATGTAATAACTCATCTTCGAAATACATTTCTACGCTCCAATCTTAAGTTGATTAATACACTTATCAAAATAAACGATCTTGTCCATGATCATAAAAATATGATCGTTTTCGGGTTCGTGGATCACAACCTCATCAGACTGATAAATACGTAATTCTTTACCAATCTCGTTAGGTTTTATGCCATACTCAAGACAGAATATAGCAGTGTATACTTCGAGTTGGGACATAGAGGTTGGAGAGTCGCCAGTTTTTAAATCGTGAATTCTTAGAAAATCATTTCTAAATGCAATTGCATCAGCTGTTCCAAAACAATTATCTGAATAATATAGAACCTGTTCGGGGGTCATCTTAAAACCGATTGCATCATTAACATATAGATTTAAAGTTTTCTTTTTTCTAGGTAACTTTTGTCCAAGTTCGATACACTCACATGCAAACGCATGTAAACGCGTTCCCATTTGAGATGCTTGATACTTGTTGTACGAAGATATAAGTTTTTCCTCGTCGTAATTTATCCAGTGGTATTTACTTGCGCTTAGAAACGCGTGTTGACCTACCAGATTTGAATGCGGATTGAAGTTCACGTAACACCTCCTCTTTATTCTCAGGAAATATGAATCTTGAGAAGGACATCTTATTCAGTCGCTTTACGTAATACGGTTGATTTGGTCGGGATGGCGAATCTTTTGATTTTTTACATTCTAATGCCGCCCATTTCTTCCCATATAGAATAAGCAAGTCCGGAATGCCCTGAATATAATTCGGGTCATTCTTTAGCACTATGCAGCCTGGGAACAACACCTTTAATTCTTTTATCAAGTCTCTTTGAAATTTGTTCTCTAGCATTAGTACCTCTTTTCCGCATACAAAAAATAAAAGAGAAGCACATTTTATGCTTCCCTTCTATTATATGCGATGTTTTTCGCGCGCTCCTAATTATCTATTAAAAACGCGAAATGGTAGCCTTTGTGGTGAGATTGAACACCATAAACAACTCGTCTAACATTGGCCTTATCACCGCCTACCGCGTCTGCTGCTTCCTTGAAAGTGTCAAATATCTCTCCCGTTTCGAGCATAATTACTTTTGGATGTGTTGGCGGTCGCCCTCTTTTCTTGGAATACATATCAGGCATCAAATCCCCTTTCATTAAAACTCTTTTTTCGTGACAGGGCTTGATGAATAGCAACGTCGATAGATGAATTCGATCTTATGTGGTAATAATATAAATCCGAATACGGTGTATTACGCCTATCTATTCTTCCAGCTGCTTGAACTGCGACTTTATACGAATAGTTTTGCGAATAAAACACTATCACGTTTGTAGATGTGCAGTTCCATCCCTCAGCTCCAGCAGCATATTGTACAAGATATAGCCAATTATCAGATTCAGGAATAACTTGGTGTTTATGCCCATTCCATTCAGCTATATCAATATCCATCGTTTCGCCAATATCGCGAAGTATTTCTAATTCATAATCGAAATTGTAAAATATGATTATACGTGGATGATCAGTAATTAATTTTTTTACCGCGTCAATTCGTTGCTGGTCTGTGTTGACTATTCGCCTGAGTAAATAACAAAGCGATGATATATCACGCAATGGTTCGTCTTTATAAATATCCCATCGGTTCTTCACGACCCATTTATACAGGGCTTGATCGTAACCAACGGTTATACGAAAATGATGTTGTTGCGTCGGCTTAACATATTTCATGTTAACAAGTATTGATTTTCTAAGACGTATTAACCTTCCGGTTTCTATATATCTATCTACTTTTGGAAATTTAGAAAATCTATTATAAACAACGTGTCGTCGAATAAACTCAGTACGATTTTTATAGAAGCCATTGGCTATAAATATGGGAATGTAATCCAACCAAGTATCGCCGGGTGTTGCTGTGAGAAGAATCCACTTATTGTTTTTAGAAATCGTAAGAAATGCTTTGACCCAGGCTCCAGAACCGACCAATCTTTGCTCATCGAATATAAAGAACGAATCTTTGATTTCTGTATACTTTCCTATATTGTTCCACGAGTCTATCGAAATATCAATCTGATCGAAAGGAAAAGGAGGAAATTCATCCTCCCATTCCTTGCTGTCGCGCTTTTTAGCTGTTGTAATGATGAATAAACTTTTTGGTGAGGTCATTTTCTCACCGTTCAACCCTCCGCCACATTCTTTAAGCGTAAAATAAGCCAAAGAAGTTCTGGACTTTCCAGAACCTACTCCGCCACACAATATGGATCCACTCTTCAATTGTTCGAGTGCAAGTAACTGATTATCATCAAGTTGCACGCTCACCTATATCACCGCCTTAGAAGGGAATATCATTTTCCTGTTCTTCAAGCATTGCGCTTGTTGCGCTATCTGGTACATCTGAATATTTCTTTTCGAACTCATCCTCGACAATTGTTATATACATAGTCTTACAATATGCCTTAACACCAACCTTGCCGTTCACATCATAATTATACGGTCGAATAATAAGATCTACGTTTTCAATTTCAGCCCAGTCCAACATAGATACACTTTCTTCATCGAGTGTAGTTTTTCCAGAGCTTGTCACGAGTACTATTTTAGGCGGAATATTCTTATAACTAACTGCCACTTGAATATAGGCTTGCGGATCGTCAGACGGATCTCTAGGTTTAAGATATTTGATGTTCCACCCATCTTCTATTAGCATAGGTACAATATTTGAATCCAAAAGGACACAAAAATTCCTCCTACCTGGAGGATTAAATTTTCCTTCTTTTCCGCTAAAATTACGAAATGCCAATTTAGCATTTTCTATACTAATGTTGTTATTGACAGCCATTTTTGCTCCTTTCTAAGATATAAACCATTCATAATCTCCGTATTCGGAAATGGAAACAACTGCTTCATCAACTAAATCAAGATAATACTTAATATCAATATCTTTTTCCTTACCGTTTGCGAGAACTACTTCTGATTCTAGCCAACGATATCCTTTTGTCCCACCTGCGGCATAATATTTACCATCTTTTTCCCTCATAAGAAGTCCGCCACCTTTTCCGGGTTTAATAGGACAGAATTGACCAGCCCTACCAACGAAATGATAGTCGTGCTCGTCTTCTTTTAGATTCTCATTCATATCTAAATATAATGCCGTGGTAACTGTCTTAGTTTCACATTTATCTTTGAACTCGATTGGCTCATGACTGAATAAGGTCTTAAATACATAAGGGACTTGGAACTGTGTTCCCGTTGCTGTCCAATGACCATCTGATTTATCTTTGGCGATATAGACCGCATCGTTAACGAGGCACATTCTGTCGTAGGTGGCTTCGTGTTCGAATGTATAC